AAATCTCCGAGCATGTTGTCGTTGAGAAGCAGCTCAAGACGAAGGTCAAGCGGATAGACAAGAAGATTATCGAGGAGAAAGAGGCCAGATATACCCCTGACTTCCTGTTCTTCGACTGTGAGACACAGGAATATGTCATGCTTGAGATAAAGAGCTTCATTACCAAGCGGCAGACGGACTATCCGCTTCGCCGTAAGTTGATGAAGCACATCATCAGGCAGCATAATATGAAGGGTCGTGGCCAGTGGCGTTTTGACGAGATAGAAGTGTAAAGGGAGGGGACGTTTTGTCCCCCACCCTTACGGCCAACACGGCAGATGATGGTCATATCTTCCTTATGAGCCTGGACAGCAGCCATACCGCTCCGTCGAAGATGGCGTTTCCTGCGATATTGCTCGACAGGTCGTACCACCACGACTGCCTTCTGCGTATGTCGCGTAGCAGGTACAGCATCGTCCTCTCCTCGTCCGTCATACGTCGAAATACTTCCTGATGACGAATTTGCCGTCGGAATCCATGAGCTTGTCCAGCGCGAGGGCATGTGCGAAGGCGAACAGGCTGTCGTCCTTGACGAACTTCCTGATGCTCTCCGAGGAATCCGACATAATCATGTTCATCGTGGTGTACAGCGCGCAGCGGTTGTAGCACGGCCATTCCTCAAGGTCGTATCCGGCCTGTTCCATGGCAGCCTTCCACTGGTCCTTTGCGTATTCAGATAATTATTGTTACCTTTGCAGCCGCTTCTCACCAAATGACTAAGGAAAATAATATTCCCATGTATCAACAAGAAGGGTATATAAGGCCCTCGGCAGTGATACATGGGAATAATTAATAGAAGTGAGAAGCTATTATAAATTGTCGGGGGCCTTTTTCTTTTCTTCGAACTCCAACTTATACTTGCAGGTATTGCATCTCTGATATATACAGTCTTGACATCCTGTAGGATATTTCAACGGGACATAGAAATGGATGGTGCTGTCGTCCTGCGACACTTCGTCCTGTTTCATGCGCGTAACATCGACGATGAGCTTGTTAGTGTCGAGCCATTCCTTGCTGCCCACGACCATGGTGGCCTTTGCGGTCTGTAGGTCGTAGAGCATCTGTTCCTTGGACATGGCGGTGTCAATGATGGCACTGCGTTCCTTGTTGGACGTCTTTCTGACGGCTTCCTTCTGACGTTCTGAAAGTACGCTCTTGGTCTCGTCGATACGGTTTTTGACCGGCTGGTGCTGCAAGAGCTTTTCCACCTCTGCCGCCAGGGCCTTCTTTATCCATGTGGCACCTTTTCTGAATGCCATGATATATGCGTCGTTAGGCTCCCATCCGACAGCTACAAGGTCTGCGAACACCAGCTGTTCGGCAGTCAGCTTGAGGCTTTTACACTGTGCCGTAGTCTTCTTTGACAATTCGAAATCCATAGCTTATCTCTTTAGTGTCCGTCTCCAGTTGTTACGCCCCGGCCAGTTACGGTTGTCGTCATAGACGCGCCCTGACTCGTTTGGACGTCCTCCGTTACCCGTATTAACGTCCTGTCCAGAGCTTGCCGTAGCCTTGGCCTTTCGGATTTCCTCGTTGGTCTTGGCACGCATCTCTATGATACTGTAGCGGGCGTCGAGCTTTCGTTTGTCGAGGTCCTCCCGGATGATACGCTCAATCTCGTCGTTACGGGAATACTTGGGAATACGCTCCGAACCCGTCTGCTTTGACAGGAATCCGTTCTGGATAGCCGTGGCGAGATTCGTTACAAGCTCGCTGTCGTTTTGGTGGATGTACGGCTCTATCCATGCGTTGATTGGCAGCTCGATGAGCGACGCCTGGCAGTCTTGCTCGTAGCCGTATCCGTACTTGACGAAGTATACCATCTCTTCCAGCGGGTCTTGTAGTTTCTGGCAGTCGTGGATGGCCATCTCGATAGCCGGCGAGAACAGCAGCTTGACGGCTACACCCGGCAGGTCTCCCGATTTCAGCTCCGGCGGCTTGACTCCGAAGGCCTGTTCGTAAATCATGTCGTAGAGCAGCTTGAGCTGTGTGTTGAAGGCGGCAGAGACCTCTGCCTTGTCGAGGAATCCGGCAGAGCCGTCTTTGTCCTCAATCTCGATATACTTGACAGCACCCGTAACCTCGTCAGGCTGGAATGTCACGCCGTCGCCCTTTGACCACATAATCGGGAAAGCGTAGGCACGGTTGTTCTCGCAGAAGTAGCTGAATGCCTCCTCGTAGGTCTCGATGGTAGCCTGTGACGGCAGGAAGCACGGCCCGGACTCCTCTCGGTAGTACACTACGGGACACCTGTCGTATCCGTGTTCCTTCTCTTCGTAAATCTCGAATCCGCTGATGCCGAAGATTTCCTTGATATACTGCATGATGCCGCTCTTGGCGATACCACGGCGTGCGCGGTACAGCTTCTTGTCGTCCCAAATCTCGACATACTCATTGGAATACTTTCCGTTCTCGTCGTAGTCCGCGTACTTGCGGGCAAAGACCTTCATCTCTCCCGTGATGCTGTCCCGGTGCGGATAGAGCGTGTCGCCGTTAAGGTACGATAATGTACGTGCGCGGGCGCGACCCTTGTCGTCGAAAAAGAACACCATTGCGGCGTCGCCGACAATCTTGTATTCCGTGAACTTGTAGAAGTTGTACTCCATGTCCATGTCGAGCCAACCCTGCCGGAACGTGGTGAACAGCTCCTGCTTACGGTCCTCCTCGTCTTCAGAGCCTACATTCCCCGACAGCTCGAACTGGATGTCGTTTCCCGTGATATGCACGCGCTGCTTGGTGGCTATCACCTGCTGGAATGCAAAGGCCGTGCGGATGATAGGCTGTATGTATTCCTTCTTCGTTTCCGGGTCAACCCTTCTGACGTCGGGATAGAGTGTTGAGTCGTTGATGGCATGGCCAGACGGATAGTACATACGCAGGAAGTCAGCCTGCGTGAGGATTCTCATCTTCAACGGGTCGTTAGGTTCTGCGACCTTCTGGCCCCTTTGGACGACACGATGTGCTTTGTACCCCGAAGGCAGTACCTCGAAGAAGGGCTGCCTCGTAAGGATTTCTTTGAAATTCGGCTTTGTGTTACCCATAATCTTTTATCGTTTTTATATACACCATGTATTTCTTGCTTTCCTATGCTTCTTGATGCGAAGCTTGAACATCTCGCGGAACAGGAGCGACTCGAAGAAGTCCGGCGAGTGGCCGATAATCTTCTTCATATCGTTCTTGTTGATAATCTGGAACGCCTTGCCTATCGAGTCCTGCGTTCTGCGTATACACTTGCGCTCGCGCATGAGGATGTCGCGGAGCTTCATCTTTCCGTATCCGTGTCCGTCGAAGACCCTGTCGAGCAGATGGTGGTCGATGGATATGGCGTTATCCCTGAAGTCCTTGTAGAGCATAACGGCACACTGGGACTTGAGGTCCTTGTAGAGCTTCTTGATGCCGTCCTCCTGTTTCTTGTCAGTGGCTATCGGCGCAGCCTGGTTGATGAACTTCACCGCGTCGGGCAGGTGTCCTTCGAGAATCTGTCCGATGCCCTGGAAGTCGTAGACGACATTCTCCTCCTGTACGCCCCACAGCGACAGCTGGGCCTTGGCGACATTCTCGAAGGTCTTCGAGTCGAATCGGCAGACGTATACGTCCTTGATGTGCATACCCTCCCATAGCCAGAAAACTGCATTGTCGCCTCCCTGCAAGGCCACGTCTATGGAAACGTACAGCGTGTCGTCCTCGTTCTGATAGGCGTTGTCATACATGTTTATCATGTCGTCCATCTTGATGAGGTCGTCTCCTGCCGAGCGGAACTTCCAGTTGCCGTCGAGGTCCCTGCTCTGCTGCTCCTCGTCCTGGTTCATCAGGTTACCGATATATCCAGGGTCCGATTCCAGCAGTTTCTTGTTGTCGGCCAGCTTGGCCTCGACGAAGCACACCGACTTCACGGATATCTCCGCAGGCGTTCCGCATGACGAATATTCCGGACGCCAGTGTTTCATAATGTCGTCCCTGCACATCTCGAAGACCTCTTCGCGGGAGTCTCCCCATACCACTTCGCCGACGTCGTTGGTAGGCATGTAGACGTATTTCACCACGCTGTCCATTTCGGGGATAGGAAGACCGGTCTCCCGGTCGAGCCATCCTCCGTCGAACAGGAACTGTGCCACCCACGAGTCCGGGTCCGGGTTGCATGTTCCCCAGAACCGTGAACGGATATGGTAGGCGTTACGGTTGTCTGTAAGCAGGTACTTGAACTTACGGAACGGGCAGTGCGTAATCTCGTCGATGCCTATGAATGCGAACTGCTTACCCTGGAATCTCTTCTTGAACGACTCCCAGTCGCCCTCATAGTACGAGAACTTGAGGAATCCTCCCGTGTAGAAGTTCCATGTCATGTCGTTTCGCGACTTGTTGTAGATTCCGTACTGGTCGAACACCTCATGTGATACCTCCTCAAGGTCTTCAAGGTCTGGTTTTTCATTACGCAGGATGATGCTTCTGAAGTTCGGATTTTGACAGTCTTTTAGTGCTTCCAGAAGCAAGCTATAGCTTTTGGACCCGCCTCTGCTGCCTCCGCCTATTGTGATGTCAGCAGGAGATGAGAGCATGTTCTCCTGGCCTCCGAGTTGAGCGACAATATTTCTTGACTTATTCTCATCCCGAAGGCTCTGAACATACTCCTGCGTAAAAATACGCTCTCCGTTTGGCATTTTTAGCCCAGAAAATACCTCCATTTTGTATAAAATTGCAATTTCTTTGCAAAAATATGGAAAAATATTTGTTTTTTGCAAATTTTCTGCATATTTTTGCAACTGAAAACGTATATTTATTCAAATTTAATGATTTTTGCCCCTGGCGAGGGGCTATATCGCGGGATGGAGCAGGTGGTAGCTCGCAAGGTCCATAACCTTGAGGTCGTTGGTTCGAATCCCACTCCCGCAACGATGTTACAGAAGCACTGTAACGCGCTAACGAAAAAAAAACAGGATAACATGGAAAGAGAAGAACTCTTACAGGAAGTTCAAAGTGTGATTGAAGCCGACGGAAAGCAGCTGTCACGTTCAATCAGTGAAGAGACTATCAACGCAGAGCTTGATGACGAGCTGGAGAACATCGGAGATGACGAGGAGGCCAACAAGGCGGTATACAGCCGAATTGCGAAGCGTCTTCTGAGAATCGACGGAAATATCCATTCGAATGTCAGCCGCGAGGTTAAGGAGTACAAGGCCAAGGCCGCCAAGCCCCCGAAATCTGGTGAAAAGACTCCGAAGAACGGAGAGGGGACCGAAGATGATGAGGAGATGCCCAAATGGGCAAAAGCCATCACAGACCGTCTCGACACCATTGAGAAGTCCCGTAATGACAGAGCTGCCGCAGAGGCGAAGAACGCCGCAGTAGACGCTGTCAAGAAAGGCCTTAGAGAAGTTTTCAAGAAGGCGAATATCGAAGTCAACGAGTACATCTACAGACAGACACTCCGCGACCTTGAGATTCCGGAACAGGAGGAAGGCACGTCCGTCGATACTGATGCCCTCATCAAGAAGATGGAAAGGTCCTACTACAAGAACCTGAAAGAAGCAGGTCTTGACAAGAAGGAAACCGCAAAGCCGCACAGCGGTGCCAAGAACCAGGGAGGGAACGCTTCTTCGCTTCTCGACGACAAGTTCAAGAAGAAAGGCCTCCGCGAAGGCTGGGGCAAGAAAGACTAAACTTGTCCTTTTTAGGTAAAAAGATTGTTTCACTAAAAGACGAAGACAGATGAAAAAGGTATTTCAGACTGGCAACACTTTTGACACTCAGTCATTCAGTGTTGGTCACGCCCGCAAGGTGTGGCGTCGTATCGAGGAGCAGCTTCCCGGCGGCTTCGTGATTAAGAATGTGTCTGACTTTGTTTCGGCAGGCCTTATCCGCAGCGGTATGGCCATCGTCAAGGATGACACTCAGGGTGCTGACGAGAAGGACGTGAAGGTTCTTCCCTGGGCTACTGTTAAGGCAGCAGCCGGCAGCATCGACTCTCTCGGCATCATCGGCTTCTTGCAGGAGGACGTTCCTGTGGCAAGCGCACAGACTTTTGCTACTGCAAATGTCATTGTGAAAGGTGAGATTTACGGTTATATGCTTGGTGACACTCAGTCAGACGCAGCTACCATTGCGGCAGCTGTCAAGGGTATGACCCAGAAGAACGGCTTGAATATCCGCGTAGTGGATTAAGTCAGAGTTTAACAAATAAGAAAAGTTCAGAATATGAAAACTATTCCCGTAACTTTGCGCGACATGATTAACCTCGGCCTGTACGGCGAGAACTGGCAGACCTTCGTAGACCACTACGAGGAGAAGTTCGATGCCATCACGGTGGAAGGTTTCTCTTTCAGCCCCGTAAGCATGGGCTACACCTTCGCGCAGATGCTTTCAAAGGTGGGTGCCCAGGTGCTTCCTACCTATGTTGACCCTGAGAGTGAGGGCTACGAGAAGCCTCTCGGCTACGCTGAGGGTAAGACCGGCAACATCCCCACGCAGAAGTTGTACTACTCCGTGAACCGCGTGCTGGTTCGTGAGCAGATGCAGCTCGCTCAGCGTTTTGGTGAGATGGCTCTCGACGAAGAGATGGCTGACGTTATGTTCAACCTGCTCGACGAGGGTACCGACGGTCTGATTCAGTCGTTCTGGAACGCACTGAACCACCAGCGTCATCAGGTAGTTTCTAAGGGTGAGTTCACTATCAACGCCACCAACAACCCCCGTGGTATCAAGGGCGTTACCATCGGTTTCAACATGCCTGTGGCCAACCACGACGTGCTGACCGGTCAGGACCGCTGGTGGACTGATGCCGACCGTACCACCGAAGGTACGAACTCGAACCCCATCATGTACCTCAAGAACCGCGTGAAGGACATCCGTCGTGTTCTCCATTACAACGGTCCGTTGAAGATGGAGATTTCTCAGGACTTGTGGGACGACATGCTGGGTCACAGCAAGGTGCTGCCTCTCGTCAGCTCTTACATCTACCGTAACATCTCAAGCGACACCGTCCGTGGCGACCTCATCCAGTTCGACTCCGACGAGGTCTACAAGGAGGCTATCCGCAAGATGATTAAGGTCGATGAGATTAAGGTCCAGGAGACCTACGCATACGTCAGCAAGCCTGGCGTGAATGCCGACGGCGAACCCGACCTCATCGAGGAGCGTATCGACAACTTCGACCCCAACAATATTGCCTTCATCCCCACGGGTGAGCTTGGTAAGATTCAGGGTGTCCAGCCGTTGTCTATGGGCTATGATGCCGACAAGGTGGCCTACTCTATGGGTAACCGTCTGTTGATTGAGCAGGAGGACATGCCTCGTACTCACAGCATCAACGTGAACGGTGAGATGGCTCAGCTGTGTGTTCCTAACGCCATCCTGCACATGTACATCAGTACCGTGTGCGGCGGCCCCGCAGGTTCAAGCAGCTCGTCTACGGCAAGCTCAAGCTCTGAGGCAAGCTCAAGCTCTGAGGCAGCAAGCAGCTCGTCCGGCGATTAAAGGCTGATAACCGGCGGTAGTGGCCTCACGGCTGCTATCCGCCGATTGTTTAACAAGTAAGACGTAGTAGATATGGATTTTTCAAGACAAGTAAACTACCAGTCAGACTTTGACGTCCTGCTGCACATTGTCGATTCCGAGAACCGCGCAGTCGGCTTCCCCGATTTCGACTTTGTCCTCGTCTTTACCACCAGTGGTAACAACAAGGTCGAGGCAGGCCAGCAGGACGGCGTACAGCGTAACGTGGAAGACAAGGACGGCGACGTCCGCATCGTGTTCAACAGCCACAAGCTGCTTCCCGGCAAGCTGAACCTCGAAGTCCGCACGAATATCGCAGACGAGACGTACCCCGACGGCAAGAAGCTGACGGTGTTCAAGGTTGCCGACACTAACATCACTCTTGTCAGTGGTGACAGCGACGCTACCACAGGTCTGAAGATTGACGTGAAGCTGCCGTTTGCATATCAGAAGGAATCTTCATCAAGCTCTTCGTCTTCTGTCTCTGACAGCAGCGAGGGCTAAAAGTCATCAAGCTATGAGCGAGAATAATGAAGCCAAAAAGATTCGCACGGTCGAGGACTACCTCTTCGGCTGTGTGAATTTCGCCGTTCCTGAAGATGCCGTACAGCATGTCGCCGACGAGAGGAACTTCCCGCTGGACATGAATGCCAACGACCTCGAAGTCAAGGACAGGCTTCTGATGAAGGCCGACCTGTACAAGTGGATAATCCTCGGTCCTGGCAAGGTTAACGACGTCAAGGACACCGATAACGGCTGGAGTCATGCGGGAGGCGGATATACGCTGTCTGCCGACGACAAGAAGCTGCTTATGGGCGAGGCCAACGAAATCTACGAGAAGTACGAGTCTGGGAGCGTCTTTGGAAAGAAGAGAATCCGCATGCGCAGCGCGGGTATCATGCCTGCCTACCGCGACACGGATGGAGAGCCGTTACCGAGAAAACCCCTGTAAGCTATGAGAAAAGTCACCGTCAACAACCCGCGTTATCCTCACTACATCCGTATTATACGGAAGCAGGAGAGCGACTGGCTGTCCGACAAGCAGGACGAGCAGGATTTCGTGGTGTATGCAGGTCCAGGCCGTAGCTATACCGACACTACCACCGTCGGTGACGGCAAGGTGGACACGAACAAGCGCAAGGCGAGCATTCCCGTGCGTTTCGACTGCTGGAACGAGTACATTCCTATGAGCGGTGACATTCTCAAGGTTGTCAAGGGTTCCATTACCGAGGAGTGGGAGGTGAAGGACTTTGAGCCTGACAACGACCGTTCCGTGGTCTACGGAGAGATGAACAGGAACTTCAATATGGAATGAGGATATGGCAAGTTCTAAATCCTACATAAAAGGTTTCTTTGACAATATCAGGGAGCGCGTAGAGGACAGGGCCGAAAAGAATCTCAGAGAATCCCTTCCGATGCTTGCATTTCTTATGCACGAATACGCATTGGAGGAGATGAAGAAAAACAAGAAGTCCTCGATGACAGGTAACTGGATAAACTCTTTTGGAATCGCACTATACAGGGATGGACGATTTGTAGCTGTGGCCACCTCTCACGACGAAGAAGGTCAGACTCCAGTACATATTACACTTGCAGCTGGAGACACCTTTAATCAGTGGGAAGTCCGTTATGACGGCAAGAAGCAGTTTCATGCGTTTACCGCAACACAGGGTACTGAGCATTTCTATGCCAACGAAGAAGTAATCGAGTGGCTTCAGAAATACCCTCCTACGAGAAAAAAGGGATTTTCCTTCAGGGCTGTCTCAGTAGTTGATTACACAGACATCGTTGGTGGTGAAAAAGTATTGCTGAGACTTGCTGACGACTTCGAGAACATGGGTGGAATAGTAACTGAATACAACTTAGGTTAAGGACAATGATTGAACCAGAGGATATACAGAAGGTGATGGGGAAGCGGGCCCAGAAGGTCTGCGACAAGGTCTACCAGGAGCGTCCCAATGCCACGACATCGAAGCTTGACGCTTTCATTGTTGTGTCGCTTCCGTATTCGGAGTCTAACAAGACTCTCGGCGAGGACGACGACTGGTGGCTGGACGAGACGGTTGTTTTCGACATATATGTCGCCGACAACAAGACCGCCGCAAACCCGAAGGAGACAAACGGTGACGTGATGCGCAAGCTCAGGGCCGGCATCAAGGCACTCTTCCCCATCACCGACAAAGCTCTCGGCATCAAGATTACCCGTCCGAGAACCGTGGTAAACTTTTCAAGTGACGGCAACGGCTATCATTACTCTCGCGTACAGGCAAAGATGACTACTATGTATTAATTTCAGTATTAACAATTTAAATGTATAACAACTATGGCAATGAAAACTAAGAAAGAGCTGAAAGACGTGTTTAGCGGACTTTCTGCACTGTGGTATCAGGCCACTGAACTTAACCTGACGAACTTGTCCGGCCTGACAATCAATCCTGCGTATGACCTTCCCGTAAAGGTTGACACCATCAATCTGGAGCAGGGCGACCCCACCATCGACCACTACAAGGTTATCGGTCTTCCCGGTGACTGGGTGACTTCCGCCGAGGCAGGCGACATCGACCTGTCTTTCCGTGTTCCCACCAAGCACACCGACGTGCTGAAGATGGCCTACGGCGCAGATGCCGTTAAGGAGTCTGTCTCCGCCACCGTTGACGGCGTGGCTTATGCTGGTACCGGCCTCGTGCTCCAGCAGAAGAAGATTGACGGTACGTTCATCTTCGTCAACGAGGACAAGACCAAGCTGTTGGTTCTGACCAACACCTCTCTGTGGGCAAAGCCCGTTCTCGACCAGGACGCCAAGGGTGTGTTCGCCATCGACTTCAACGGCTCTATCGAGTCCGACGGTGTCAATCCCGACATTCTGTTCCTGACCAAAGCTTCTGCCAGCAGCTCTTCTGGTGACTAACCTTTTCCAATAGGTATGAATGCAGGGGGCAGTGGGGGTTTCCCTACTGTCCCTTTTTAATTTTACGAAAAGAAAGAATCCAATGAACGATTATAAGATTTGGGTAACCTATCATAAGGACGAGCAGGTTTCCGAGTACGGCCTGAAGGACGACGACACGCATATTCTCTTCGCCACGCACAAGGATATTGCCGGTAAGAACATAAACCCGATGAATCCCGTACTCTCGGAGATGGTTACGATGTGGTATGTCTGGAAGAACCCATCTGCCAAGAGCAGCTATGTCGGCTTCAACCACTACCGCAGGCGTTTTGATGTCGCCGGGCTTCCTGGCAAGGGTGAGTGTCAGGTGTTCAACATCAAGGATTTCGGTCAGCAGACCATCTATCAGCAGTATTGCCAGTGGCATAACGGCAAGGATATGGACGTCATGCTCGGCATTCTCGAAAGCAAGTACGGTAATGGTAACGTGTATTCCAAGCACATTCTTGAAGGTACGCGCGTTGTTTCCTGATGAAGTGGGGCGACTTCACAAAGCTGTGCAAGTTCCTGTTCCCTCTGCTTGACGAGTATGCCGCCCAGTGCGGATGCAGCACCGTAGAGGACTGGCACGAGAAGACCGTAAAAGACTTCGGCGACAGACGTATCGACTATCAGATGAGAGGCGCGTCGTTCCTTGCTGAGCGTCTTGTGTCGGCATGGATAATGAATAACCTCTCTCCGTATATCGGACACATGAATGTGGCTGTGGTGCACTACAATACGCCAGAGCTTACTGAGGCAGCCATTCTGTCACTTAAAAAGCATACCCCCGGATGCCGCGTGTACGTCTTTGACAACAGCGACAAGAAGCCGTTTGTGACGAAGATGGACAACGTGGAGGTTATCGACAACACCAAGGGTCAGCTTATCGACTTCGAGAAGGTCCTTGAGGCTTATCCGGAAAAGTGGGAGCGCGACGTGAAGAAGAGCAACTACGGCAGTGCCAAGCATTCGTTGAGCGTGGAGAAGCTGATGGAACTGATTCCAGAAGGCTTTGTACTGATGGACAGCGACGTGCTTTTCAAGGGCAGCATCAAGAAGCTGTGGAACAGGAGTGTGGCCTGTGCTGGTACCGAGGAGGTAAAGCATAACATACCCCTTCTGATGCCGTTCCTGTGCTATATCAATGTTCCTGTGATTGCCGAAAACGGCATCACCTACTTCAACGGCGAGAAGATGTGGGCCTTGAGTAATGTAGAGCCCAACCAGTACTACGACACCGGCGCATGGTTCCTTGAGCAGGTCCGTAGTAAAAACCTTCCCGTTGAGTATGTTAATATCTGGCAGTACGTGATACACCTCGGTCATGGCAGCTGGAGAGGTCAGAACTCAGAAAAGTGGCTGAAGGAAAACGAGCATCTATGGAAGTAAGGACGATAGACTATGTAGTACCCATGGTGTTTCACAACGATACGCTGTGGCAGCAGGACTTCAGGAAGGCCAACCGTGTGTATGACGAAGGCAATCCCTATGACTTCGTGCGTTTCCGCAGCTGGAATACCGAACACCTGCTGATATGCTGCGTAAAGAGGTTTATGCCGTGGGTACGCAATATCTTCGTCATACTGGCGCGTGAAAGTCAGAAGCAGGACTGGATGGACGATGAAGGAGTGAAGGTGGTGTATCACCGCGACTTTATCCCTGAGAGGTTCCTGCCGACTTTCAACAGCTGCGCCATTGAGATGTTCGTGTACCGCATTCCGGGACTAAGCGAATATTTCCTGTACGGCAACGATGACATGTTTCCCGTCGCACCTCTTACGGAGAAGGACTTCTTTGAGGACGGTGTGCCGTGCCTGCATCATGGAGAGAAGCCTTTTCCGCAGAACCCGAATATCTTCCATCTGTTCTGCCGTAGCGGTCAGAGATTCGTGGCAAAGGAGTTTGGGGTGGACTGTAGCAGGATTCTTATCCGTGGCGGCCACAGCATCACGCCGATGCTGAAAAGCACCTGGGAGTACCTGTGGCATCGTGGCAGTGCAGACATAGAGGCCAGCATAACGCCGTTCCGTGACGGCATGAATTTCTGTCAGTGGATAGCCCCGTGTTGGCACTACCTGGCAGGCAACTACATCGACAGGGTTCCGGAGCGTACCTATGTGAGTACGAACAATCCTGTCGAGGACGTGGCAAAAGCCATCGCCACATGCAATGGCATTGTCTGCGTCAATGACAATGAATGTGAGAAGGACTATATGAAATATGGTCGTACCGTTGCAGAAGCAATACAACGAAAACTCAAAGAACAATGAACAAGAATACAGTTGAACAGCCAGGTGTGGAGCTACAGGAGCTGCTTTCGAACATTATGGAGCAGGAACCTGAAACGGTAGTGGTCAGTGGCCACTCCCACAGTATTACATGGCTCAAGAACCGTACCGTGCGAAAGTTCTCGCACATCATGCTGAAGGAGAAGAATCCGTGGAAGCGTAACGTGAAGGTGTGTGCCTGCATCCTGATTAACAGGAGACACGGCCTGCTGACATGGTTTCTCTTGTGGGCATGGTACTGGGCGTACTGGAGATGGCTGTACTATGTAAGGGATATAGACCAGGTAGAGGTCATGGGAGTGCTTGATGCCTCCAAAAAAAAAATTCAGTCGGAGCCATTAGCCGTGGCTACCATATTGGCGACCGCCATGATGGACACGATGATGACGATGGCTCGTCACGAAGCTGGCCCAGCAGAACACGATGGGGAGCGGCCTACTCGATAGGTGAGAAGTTCTCTTTCCTCCTTGAGAGGAAGTTCGGCATAGCAGCCTATGACTACTGGTACGGATATTCTGCCGCACAGATAGACCTGATGATGATTGACGGCCCTGTGATAGACTACGGCAGAAAGAAGAGCGGAGGCGGCAACAGTGCTTCCGATGTGAGGGAGATGGACGACTTGGCGGAAGCATACGCCCGTAAGAAATCCGAGGAGGGCAGTATGGTTGGCAAGGAATTCAGTCTTGACGGATTCCTTAGAGGGAAAGTATAAGGTGTAACAATTTAAAACGAGAATATTATGGCAGCTGATAAATTTTGGTTTGATTTCGGTGTTCGCGAAAACGTTCTTCAGAAGCTTGCTGAAATCGAGAAGGCAACGGAAAAGTTGCAGGACAGGATGAGTGGCATTATGAACAGGAAGGACGTTCTTGAGAATGCGGCAACTATAGAGCAGGCTTTTGATAAGATTATCATTGCAAAGAAGCGTATTGCGGACGCCCGTTTGCTTACTACTGATGCAAATGACCTCAAAACGCTCGACAATATGGAGACGAAGCTGACGGAAATTGAAAAGAGGCTAAAAAACGTCTCTTCTATGAGAAGCGACTTGTCCAAGGCCAAGATGGGGACGAAGGGATATGCCAAGCTTCTCGAAATCGAGGAAAACCTTGGTTTGGCTCTTGACAATGTCCGCAGAAAGACAGGGGAAATCACCGAAAAGCATATTGCCGACGAGCGTGCCATGGCTGCCGAGGAAAAGAGGATTGATTCCCTTAAAGACAAATACTACGAGCTGTACAGGATTCGCCAGCAGCTTCAGGACGCCGTACTGCGTGCCACGCCTGGAATAGATGTTACCGAAGCCAACAACAGGATTGTAAAGGCCACTTCTCTTATTGCCGATGTCGTGAATGCAGGGCAAAACGGAGGAAAAATGCCGCTTTCAGTCAAGGGTGCCGAGTACGACGAATGGCTTCGCGGCACCAAAGAGGGTATCCAAAACCTGAATTCCGCCACTGACAAATACAACAAGACTTTGAATACACAGGAGTCTTTGCTTTCGAATCTGGAGCGTCTTGAACTGGATACCGCCAGTCAGAAGAATATCGCAGGCATCAAAAAACAGACCGCAGAATACAATGCCCTTGAGCAGAAGCTTCGCGAGATACAGGACCTGATGAGCAAGGTGAGAGCAGACCAGGCTTCCGTAAAGGGCGGTGCGGCTCCTCTGTATACAAAGGATAAGATTAATACAGAGCTTGAGGCAATCCAGCGTCGGTACAATGAAGCTCTTGCAACAGGCCGTCAGCTTGAGAAGGACGATGCCGACGCCAAGAACCGAAAGGCCGCTGCCACAAGAAAGGCTGCCGAGGCCCTGCAAATGCTTTCCCATGTCAACTCCAACCTCGTAGAAAACTACAACCGTATTGCGGAGGCAGGCTCCCGTGCACACGGCATCACCGTGCAGTTCCAGCATCAGCTTGCAGGATATGCGGGCCTGTACGGTGTTGAGCGTATCCTGAAATCCGTCATCACCATCGGCGGTCAGTTTGAATACCAACACAAGGCACTTCAGAATATTCTCGGCGACATCCAGCAGGCCAACACCCTGTTCAGTCAGTTGCAAGACCTGGCCATTGAGTCACCGAAGACCTTCATGGAACTGACCAGCTATACCAAGCAGCTTGCAGCCTATCAGATTCCTGCCGACGAGCTGTTCGATACCACAAAACGCCTTGCAGACCTTTCTTCCGGTCTCGGTGTTGACATGAGCCGACTGATTCTTGCCTTCGGTCAGGTCCGTAGTGCTGCCGTGCTGCGTGGTCAGGAATTGCGTCAGTTTACTGAGGCTGGCATTCCGATGGTACAGGCATTGGCAGACGAGTTCACTAAGCTTAACGGACGTGTCGTGACGACCGGCGAAGTATTTGAGCTTATCTCAAAGCGTGCCGTACCGTTCGAAATGGTCAAGAAGGTGATGTGGGACATGACCAATGAAGGCGGTCGGTTCTACAACATGCAGGCCGAGCTGGCAGATACCCTGTATGGTAAGTGGCAGAAGCTGCAAGACCAGTGGCAGATTACCCTTGGGCATATTGCCGAGGCCAACAGCCTGTCTGGTCAGTTCCTGAAAGGAGCACTTGAGGGTATCGTTGCCATTGCTGCATCCCTTGACAAGATTCTTCCGGTGCTTGCTATGTTCGGTGCAGGAAAGCTTTTGAAAGGTATGAATTCTGCATTTTCAACTATCCGCGAGAATTCCGACCAGAAGGCTTTGAATACCATGCTTCTTGCAAAGAACAAGACAGCTCTCAATCTTGAAAGACAGCGTTTGTGGAACGGCAAACAGCTGACAAAGGTTGAGCGTGACCTCGTCGCTAACAGAAACAAACTCGTTGACAGAGACTACCAGCTGCTTGCTATGCAGAACCAGATTTCCGCCAAGAAGGCCCAGCAGCTTATGCTTGACGGAAAGATTGAACGCGCCCATTTTTACAGGCTTTTGCAGATGCAGGGATACACCCGCGAGCAGCGTAAGCAGATTGCCAACAATATCATGCTTGGCAATACGGGAGCCAACAACAAACTGCTTCGTGGTCCCGAAACCGGCATGTCGAAATTCCTTGGAGGTGCATGGAATATGGTTGGCGGGTGGTATGGCGTAGCTACTGCTGCCATCGGAGGTATTATCTCCCTTTACAGTAACGCCATGCAGAAGGCCGCTGAGGCTTCCGATATGGGTAAGGGAGCGGCTAATGACATGCTCTCTTCTCTCAGCGAAGCCAATTCTATATATAACGAGCTTAGCAAGAAGAAACCCGACACGGCGGACAGCTATCAGGAAGCCATCAATAGGATGACTTATGCCCTCAAGGAAAACGGGCATTATACCGACGAAATCAAGAAGAAGACAGAGGATGCAAACCTTCAGGAGAAGTACCGCATCCTGTTTGCCGAATTGCAGAAGGTTTCCGACGAGTACCTTCGCATGAAGGTCAATGTCGAGGCTTATCTTGAGGCTGCCAACAAGACTGGCGGCGGCAACTGGTTTACTCAGATATTCAACGACCCGATGTCGAAGGATATCAAGGACTGGAGTGAGGCTAACATTGAAAAGCGCGTATCTAAGCGTGGCTTGGATAGAATTGGCGCATCACTCAAAGAACAGCTGACCAGATTCTATAAGGATATTGAAAGGTGGAACGAGAAAGAGATGAGCACTCTTGACTGGTCTGCCCTATTTGATAAGCTTTCCGATTATCAGAAGGCCAGCTTTAACAATGTCCTTGGTAGGATGGCTGGAAGCATGAGCTTACCAAAGGAAGAAAGGCAGTATTGGCAAGATGCCGCTGATGCTGTTGACAGATATAGAAGGTCCATCGCGGAGGTTAAAGAGAAAGAGCGCGAGGTTGATAGCCAGATGAAGGAGTATACAGACAAGTTGTTTGTAGCCCTTGAAGACCGTGCAAGCGTCTACAATCTTGACTGGAGTGGCATAGAGAGATGGAGCGATGATGACATCAAGAGACTCTCAGGATGGCTTAACGATATTATTAACAGCTATAACATAGACGAAGACACCAAGAAGTCTTTGCGGGAAAAGATTATTGGTATGTTTCCCAGTACGGTAGTTTGGCGTTTTGACCTTATTGCAGAACCAAAGAATGACGGTCTTAGCGACTGGCAACGTTCCGTTCAGAAGTTTTTCAGTGATAACAAAATCAATATTCCTGTTACCGCACAGAGTTCACTGGAAAGTATTGAAAAGGACTTGAAGTCTAAACGAAAGCAGTTGCAGGAGCAGATGGATACTGCTGGAGGTATCCTTATCAGGGTTGGCTTGGATGTTTCTAATCTCCCGACAAATATTGATGATTTCATATCCAAACTACCCGCTTTGACAAAAAAAGTTGTCAGGAAGGCTTATGAGGATTATAAGACTGCCAAGGCAGAGGACGAAAGAACCAAGAATGCAGAAACTCTTGGATTTAACACTACACCAAAGAGTAGTGGTTCCGGTAGTAAGAAGGACGACAAGAAAAAGAAGGCTATTGAAGAACAGAAAAACCTTCTCGACGAAATCAAGAAGATTCGCTCTGAATACGAGAAGTACAGCGAATATTTCGGCGACGAGAAGGGAAGAAGTATGGTCGCCAGGATATTCGGCATCACCAGGGAGCGTGCCGACGAGATTATAGGGGATTACTACAGGCTGCTGGATGAAATCAAGGGCAAACTGAAGTCCCTTGGTGACAAAAAGGGTGTTACCGCCGTCGAACTTCTGATGGCTGAAGGTCGTCTTGGCGAGAGTAAGAAGTGGATAGAAGGCCAGCTCTATATGTTCGAGCGGGAGCTTAACCGTCAGTCGAAGAAATGGAATCTTTACAAGAAAATCTTCGACGCTACCGGTGACAGAAACCAGGCCGCCAACCTTGTGTTCGGAGGAAACATCTCCTTTAAGAATGAAGCCGAAGAGTTGCGTAGCAAGCTTAACGAGGCCATTGAAAAATTCCCCAAGGCCAAGAAGCTTGGAATAGACAAGCTGCTTGACATGAACTCCGAGCAGCTTAAAGGCCTTGGTATTCCAAAGAAGGAGATGGACGGTATCTATAAGATGCTGAGAAAGCTTGAGGATGCTAAACAGTCATTGGAATCAGAAGATATAGAGCTGTTCCTGGATGCCTTGAAGAATGCCAAGAGTCTGGAGACAGAGCTTGACCAGATTACCTTGAAATACAACAAGGTTCGTAACGCCATCAAGGCGCAAGGCGGTGACCAAAAACTTATTGACAATGCTGACGAGAATGAGGCAAGGGAAAAGGCCGCCAAACGTTGGGAATGGTTCAAGAATACCAACGTGGAATGGGGTCGTGTCTTTGGAAATCTCGACAAGATGACCACAAAGACCCTTGTGGCTATGCGTGAGCAGCTTGAGGAGATGGCTCCGTCGCTTAGCGAGGATGTGGACTCGATAAAAGCCCTCTATGAGGCTATCGAAAAGATTGACAAGATTACGAGCAAGCGTAATCCTTTTGCCGTTATGAGTGACGCCATAGGAAGGTCGCGCGCCCTGAGAAATCTTCGCAAGAATGGAATCAATGACTATGGCTTCAGAAATGCCAACGGAACATATACTATTGGTGCGAAAGCAGCCGGGAAGCTTGGTCTTTCCGTGAATGCCAAAGGAGAGTATACGGAAAATGATATTAACGATGCCTTGAGGCATACCGAGGAGGATTTCAATGAAGGACTTGACGGAATGGTCGGCAAGCTCAAGAGTGTCCAGGAGGCCCTTACTCCAGTTATTGACCTGTTTAACGCTATCGGTATGAGCGGACTGGCGGAATTCTTCCAAATCGGAAGTAACGCTCTTGGTGCTGCGTCACAGATGGGTCAAGGTGCATCGTCGCTGTTTGGTGCCGAAGCAGGTCCTTACGGAGCTGCCATCGGTGCAACGTTGAGTATCATCAGTTCCATATTCTCTGCACACGACGAAGAGCTTCAGCAGCTTATCGACGCTTCCAAGGACCGCCAGAAGATTTTGGAGAACCTGGAGAAGAATCTGGAGAAAGTCCTTGAGCGAACACTTGGTGGCGTATACAATACGAAGGCAACGGACAAAGACCTTAACAGACTTCGTGAATACGCATCACTTCGTGTAAACGGTAAGGATTCCATATTTGGATTTGGTACTCCCGTAATAAGCGACGCAGACACCATGAAGGCCATATTCAAGGCCTTGGAGACCGAGAGTTACTTCGATACCAAGTATGCAGAACTCCTGTTACAGCGTGACGAGCTTCAGAGGCAGCTGGAAGCCGAAAAGGACAAGAAGGATTCCGACGACGGTGCCATCGAGGACTATACCCAGCAGATTGCCGAGCTGGACGACGAAATCAAGTATTTCGCGCTGGATTTGGCAAAAACACTCTACGACATTGATGTCAAGAGTTGGGCAAGCGAGCTTGGTGATGCCCTGTTTGAGGCATGGCAGAGGGGCGAAGACGGTGCTGAGGCCTTCAAGAAAAAGGCCAACGAGATTATTGCCGACGTATCGAAGAATATCCTTGTCACCAAGATGATTGAGACAGCCTTCAAGCCCGTCGAGAACTATATCGAGGAGATGATGGTCAAGAACAGCGGTAAGCTTGACCCGTTGTCATTTGTGCAGGGCCTGATTCCGTTGCTTGAGGGAGCCTATACAGATATCGACGCTACTCTTGAAGGAACACTCGACGCCATTGAAGCCGAATTGCAGAAACGCGGCATGACGATGAAGGAAGAGGGTAGCTCTTCAACATCAAGCAAGGTTATACAAGGCGGCTTCAACGAGGAGGAGACCGGCCTGCTGCTGAGCTATGTCAACGCCCTGCGTGCCGACAGTGCTGCGAACCGATACACCCTCGACCAGATTCTGCAAAGCATGCAGGGTATCGGTGAGATGCCGTCGATAGCACAGGCCCAGCTTACGGAGCTTCGCGCCATATCGCAGAATACCAGGAGGAATGCGGACATTGCCGCAGACATCTACGATATTCTGCATAAGGCCCAGATGGGAGCGATACCTATCAAGGTGCAGTAGAAGAAAGAACGGAGACCCGTCACGGGCCTCCGCGTAGTTAACCAATTTTAAAAATTTTAGTGAGTATGATAAATCATACGTTTGCAAAGTTACATAACTTTGCCCGATAAACAATGCGAATATTCATTTTTCTTGTTGTTTTGCATAAATATTCTTATTTTTTGTATGATTATTCCAAAAATATTCGTATTTTTGCAACGGAAAATCAATTATTGGATAACAAAAACTTTGCATCGATATGGCTAAATGGCGTAACTTCTACCTTCAAAAGATGGGTCTCGACCAAAACGAGAACTCCTACCCCATCTATGAATCCGTATTGCAGTGGGGTATCTGGTGTAAGGATATTCCGTTCAAGATGGCCGAAAAAGCCAAGGAGCCAGCCAAGCACGTATGGCTCGACGAGCACGGAGACGACGAATTCATTCCGTCGGGCGGACTGTTTATGGAGGCCTACACCATGGATGTCGAGTTCGGCTGCAAGAAGATGAGCGGCGTCAGGGACGGCTCTACGGTTATGCCGACAGTGACGGACGTCAGAACGAACGTAAAGAACTTCATCCAATATCTGCGTACATCTGGCATGATGAAGATGTATTCTACCTATACCGGCATCGGCAGACAGGATGTGCGCCTGGATTCCATTGATGACAATAGTAAGTGGGTGAACGAGAACGGGGAGATGTTCCTTGTTTTCAAAGTACGCCTGAAAGTGAACGACCCTATTACCGACGTGACACTTGTCAATCCTTCATCATCATCCTAATTAAACGCGGTTCAAAATGAGTAAGTTTACGATAAAAAGGCTTGTAAATGGTTTAGAAACCGATGTTGTGGTCTGCGATTCCCTGGAGTATACCGGAACGTGGATGGGCGAGTGTTTCCTGACTGTGTCGGTAAAGAGTGCTGCGCCTATTGATTTCCATATCGGCGACTATATCACGTATCGTGACGAGAAATTCTTCATCAACTACGACCCAAGTGTCATCAAGAAAGCCCGTAAAGACACCTACGGCGAAGGCTTCACCTATGACGGCATCAAGTTCAATTCCCGCCAGTCGGAGCTGTCGGACATCATGTTCCTGGACTATGTGCTTGGTGACAATAACATTCACTATACTTCACTGCCCACCTTCCCGTTCTTTGCTAACGACATCGACGATTTTTGCGACAGGTTGCAAGTCAATACGAACCGCTGGTGTGAAGAGAACAATATACCACTTTCAGAACGCTGGTTCTTTGTCACTCCGAACCTGGACAGGACCAAGCAGCGTTCAAGAAACAGCGGCATGGGGGTGACGCTTGCAAGACAGTATTACATCGAAGCTTACGGCAGTGAGACCGAGCCGAATATTAACACCGAGAACGAGAAGAAGAATGTCAGTCTGAGCATCAACAACCAGACTATCTGGAATTCCATGTCGCTTATCAAGAGCGAGTTCGGACTTAACTTCATTAACAGGAACCGCCTCGTCATCATTGGTAGTGCAGGACTTCCCACTGCCCACATCTTCAAGTACGGCAAAGGCGAGGGACTGTCGCAGATAGAACGCCAGGCAGATACCGAGCAGCAAGTTATCACCAAGCTGTACGGCTACGGTTCCGAGAAGAACATGCCTGTCCGCTACTATGCCAATATCGGCATGAGGGTTTATGCTAATGTAACGGAGGTATTGGCTGTACGTGACAACACCTATATCGTGCGTATCGACATTCCTGCAAGCAGTAAATACTTCATCAAGCCGAACGAAAGCAGTACGGAGGATGAGAATGTAACATATTCCGTGCGTGTCACCGATGAAAACGAGCAGTTCATAAACACTGCCAGCGTATACGCTCCTACCGGTGACGACACAGAAGACATTGGCGGTAACATAGGTCAGATAACAATTCCTTGGACTGGAACGATGACCGTTAATACCAAAATTTACTTCGTCAACGGCATCAACAAGGATAATTGGGATTCCGCGCACAAGACACACCCGAACAATCTGCCGAACAACATGGCCGTAAACTGCCTGATGTTGCCGGGATTCCCTTCAATGTCTCTTTACGCATGGGTACTGGCAAACGGCGGCGTAGCCGTTGACGACCCATATAACGAAGTCGGTAATGTGTGCCGCGCCCAGTGGACGGTAGGACAAGGGGAAAGTGCCGTTACCTATGACGCATTCTTCTCTGACCAGCAGTATCGTCCGTTCGTGGAGTCGCTGAACAGCCCGTACATCGGAGTCCGGGAAGCCACCAAGAAGTTTGACGGCAGCGACGAGGACGAGGAAATCTATCCCACCATTCAGGATACCCTGTACGACCAGGTGCATTCCGTGGAGAGGATAGACGACAACGGTATCTTTGACGACAACGTGGATACCGTGGATACTTTCTGGATGAAGTTCCCAATATTCCCGAGCGACTTTGACCTTGAAGACCTTGTGGCATTGGGCGACGGCCCCAGCGTCTCGATGAAAGACGGCTATTGCGCAGGCAGGAGCTTCAAGATTTCGAGTGTCAAGAAGGATGGCGACCGCTTTAAGTGCGAACTGGAGCGTGAGTACGACGACCTGCTCCAGATATATTTCCCGTATTCAGACAGGGAGGCACACGGACAGCCTGCCATTAACGACGAGCCTTATCAGGTACGCGCAAACGACAAATACGTGTTCATCGGAATCCCGATGACGGACACCTACATCAATACGGCATCCAAGAAGCTTCTTGAAAAGACCTTGCAGTATCTCCAGGCCAATGACTATGTGCGCTACACCTTCCTGCCGAAGGTTGACGAGATATGGATGGCCCGAGAGCATGAGGAGAATGCAGGAACGGAGCCTCATGTGAAGTCCACCTACGAGACCATCAAGGAGGGCGACCTGCTGCATTTCAAGGATACAGACCTTGAGCTTGAAGATGCCATGGTGTTCATAGACACCCTGAATATCAAGGAGAACGGAAATTCGAACATTCCCACATTCGACATTACGCTGCGTAATGACAAAATGGTGGGAACCATGCAGCGTTTGCAGAATCAGATTAACTCGCTGGCAGGCGGCGGGACAGGCATGGGCGGCTATTCCAGCAACCAAATCAATAATATCGTCAAGGGTCTTGGTTCAGACCTGTTTATCTCAAAGGTCAAGGACGACACCGCAAAAGGTAAGGTTGATTTCCAGAAAGCCATACAGATTGGCAGGGTGTTTGACAGCGGCTTGCTGGGCTACGGAGGTATCTTCCGCGTGAACAGCGACGGAACGACATACCTTGAGGCGGACCAGATGTATGTCAGAATGAAGGCCTACTTTGACTCCGTAGAGATTCGTAAGTACGAACATTCATCGGGTAACCGTATTGCCTCTCCAGCCGGGTTGAAATGCTGCAAGGTCGTAAGGTATGGCGAGTTTGAGGGCAATACCGTTGCGCTTGACGATGACGGATATTACCATTACATCGACCCCGAAACAGAAGAGGAGGTTTCCGTACACTGCGACACCATCTTCTTCCGCTGTTACTACCGCGCCAAAGACGGAGAGGACACCAAGGAGAACGACTATGTTGTCGGCGACATGGCCCAGTGCCGCATAACCAAGGTTGATGGTAGTCTGAATATGCGCTATTTCTGGCGACTTGTGGTAGGCAAGAACGCAGACGAGAACGAGTCTACACTGTTTGAGGGCGAGTTCGGATGGATTGACCTTTCGAATGTGCAGCATAACGTTATCATTGACCAGACGACCGGCTACAAGTATGACGGATATGCAGCAGGCAGTGATGTCCCGCAGGCAGGAGATGATATTTTCCAGCTTGGCAATGTCAGGACAAGAGGCCGTCAGGGTGCCATCATCGAGTATACCAGCGGAAACGATGCCCCGAGCTACAAGGTGTACCAGGAAATCGGTAAGGACGACAGAGAGGAAGCTCAGAAAACGAGTACCTCGCTGAATCCCTATACCCTTACAGACAAGAACTTCATCTCCATCGGCTATAACTCTGCAACGGGCCGCGCCGACATGAAGGTATGGGGCGATACGTTCATCGGTGCCAAAGCCGACCCGGTGACAGGTATCTCTCCGACATATATAGACTATGACGCAGGAACGCAAAAGCTGAGAATCAAGGCTATCCTTGACCTGCTGAGTCCTCTTGGAAACACCGGCAACAGCCTCGGCGACTTCCTTAACTGGAATACCAGCACCATCAATGCGCTCATTGAGGACATCAACGCCATCAAGCACCAGGTTGACGGCTCCATCGAGACGTGGTTCTACGACCATCTTCCCGTAAACATGTCGGCTCAGAATCCGAATGCGCCACTGCTTTACATAGATAACGACCCGACAAAGCCTAACCTGCCTTACTACAACTGGTATATGGCGGATATGTCGTCAAGTTCGAGCAGTTCGAGCAGCTCAAGCGATTCGGAGGTCACCACCGAGCGCGACAAGCACCTCGGCGATATATTCTACAGCAACAATACCGGTTACGCCTTCCGTTTCTCGCTGAATGAGCAGACTCACGAATTTGAGTGGTATCAGATTACCGACTCTGCCGTCATTGAGGCTCTCCGTCAGGCTGCCAAGGCACAGGATACGGCAGACCATAAGCGCAGGGTGTTTGTCGTACAGCCTCCAGTGGAGCACCATGATGACGGAGACTATGTGGAATACGACATCGGCGACATGTGGGTAAACGCCACACATCCTGCCGATGGTTCTACATATAACAACGACCTGCTTCGCTGTGTGACGGCAAAACCTGTCAGGGACAGCCAGACGGGACGTATAACCGACGGAAGTTTCAGTATCCTTGACTGGGACCTCGCTTCCAAGTATACCGATGACTCAAGGCTTATTGCGTTCCTTGACGGATACCAGGGTACGCTGACAACCATCCAGGACCAGATTGACAAAAAGGCCGAGACGTGGTATCAGAACACAGACCCGGAAAATACTTGGTACGACACGCAGGCAACCCCGGTCCTCGACAAGCGTTCAGAGCACGTAGGAGACCTTTGGTATTGTACTGACAATATCTATGTCGGCAATGTTCTTGTAAAAGGAAAAGGAACTACATGGTATTATCAGGTTGTAGAAGACCATGGCGTCACCAATTACTACTGGCAGCAGCAGGATGTTCCGCAACAGGTGTTTGACGACATTGACGGAAAGGCTGCCATCTATACAGCCTACGGTGATGCGCGTGATGCCTACGATGCAAACCCGAGAGAGCTTCATCTTAAAGATTTGCTCATGCCGCTTGCTACAGGACTTGATATTGTCCGCAATAGGGTATATGAACCAAACAAGCTCTACAGGTGTACGAACCTTGGAACTGACGGAAAAAACTCCCCGCTGTTCGAGGAAATCGGCTATACCGATGACAGCAGATTCAATGCGTACATAAACACTCTCTTGAACGGAAACCCATCAATGACCGCAGACCCACAGACTGCTGCTGCTGTACAGTATGCCATCAAGAACGCACTGGGTGGTGGTACTGTCGTTGACGGAGGTCTTCTGCTTACCTCGTTGATTGCCATGCGTAAATGGGACGGCGTTGGTGACAAGTCCTGGATTACCAGCTATACCACATGGGCAGGTATCAGCGGTGTGTATGACGACTGGTCGGTGACTCATGCAAAGGGTCACGGCATTGCTGCATGGTATGGTGGTGCTGCTGTAGACTTGGAGGATTTGACACAGACCCAGCAGGCTGCATACGATGCTTTGTCAGATGCTCAGAAGGCAGCTTCCGCAGACTACGCAAAGTCGTTGCTAAGATTTGACGGTAGCGGATATTTTGCTTCAACGAACATCAGGTGGACTGCAGACGGTAAAGTTTACCTGTCGAATATGTACACTGGCAACAACACCCCCATCAGTCAGTATTTCTTCGATGCTTTTGCAATCGGTATAGACGGAAGCACACCATATATTAACCCGCAGTTCTCGTTTAATCACTTGGACGTTATCCGTCGCACTGGTACTGGTGCTGTGACACTGTCTGGTAACTCTGTATTGAACCGTGACGAGAACGATGCGCGTTATCTTGCTTCAAGTCTCTTCTGGACGCTGTTCGGTGTTTATTCCAGCGACGGTTCGACAGACCTTACACAGACGTTTATCTCCACAGGAACGTTGCCTACTGGTGCTGCTATTAAAGCACGCGCAGGACTGTTTTCGGACAGTTTTATCTCCGCCCTCGGTCTGAACCCCAACAGTGGCGGTGGCGGCGGTGGCGGAACAGGTGATGTTACTTGGACTGCGCTCGCAAGTGCACCGACTGGCGGACGTACCATTGACTACGGATACATATCCGCAGGAGTCAGCGCACAGGGATTCGCTACACAGAGCTGGGTGCTGTCACAGGGTTATATTACCTCTTTGACAAGCTCCGATATTATGTCGGCTCTCGGCTTTACCATTTCGGGTACATCGGGCAGCACATACAACCTCAACAGCTTCTTGACGGGACATCAGACCATTTATGCCCTGTCTATCTACGGTGGTACGACAAAGGTCTTGGACTACACCCCAAACTCCGCAGCTGCAAGCATATATATCAAAGCTGGTGACGGACTGTCGCTGACTAACGACACGACGAACAAGTACATTACACTGTCGCATCCTACCAATGGTGCTAACACGACAATTAGTGCTGCGAACGGGAAGGTGCTTAGCGCGATTACCGTAAACAACTTGGGTCATGTTACGTCCGTGTCCAGCAAGACGCTTGCTGCTGCCGACATTCCCGACATTTCTGCCGACTACGCCACATCGGGCAGGGTTACTACGCTGGAAGGCTACTTCACAAATGGCGTAGCAAATAACGCAGCAAGACTAACCACGGTATCAAAGACTGCGTGGGGACGAACCTATTGGACTGCGAACGGTGTTCCAGACAGTATCAGTGGAGATATGTCGGGTGTCGGAGAAATTGAGATGTCGAGCCTGCTGAAAATGGCAAACGGTCAGAGTATCCAGTTCAAGGACAGCGGAAGTAATTACAGAAACGTCCTTACGGTTAATTCGCTAAACGACCTCGCTATCGGTTATGGTACTCGCTTGCAAGGATACGTTACCGACATACAAGGCGGACGCATACTCTTTGGTGTCGGCACTACCCGCGTCGAAGCTATGGAGATTACCAGTGCTGGACAGGTGCAAATCAAGCAGGGTACGCAGGGTCTTATCGTTGGTAACGGCACGACTGGCGACTATATCCAGATTGGTGCTATCCGCATTGAGTACGACAACAGCAACAATAATAACGCGCTGAAGATATACAAGGTGGTAAACGGAACTGCTACTGCTGCAAACCTGTATGCCCTCGGTGGAATATCCGCCTTGGGTTATGGTTCAAGCTCTGGCGGCGGTGGTGGCGGTACGGGTGACGTGACTTGGGCAGCACTCGCAAGCACACCGTCATCAAGCAGCAGGTTTATTGACTGGGGTTACATTGCTTCCGCAGTAGGTGCTCAGAATTATGTCAATCAGACGACGCTGAACACTACGCTTGCTGGGTATCTGCCTTTGAATGGCGGTGGTACGGTTACTGCATTAAGCGGTAGCAGTTCTCCGCTGTCGTTGAAGACTGGCGTTAGTAGTGGTGTAAGAGCGTATATTACTTTCTTAAAGAATGACGGTACGGTAGCAGGAAGACTTGGTGTCAATGATGGTGTACCAGAGTTTAACCTTGCAAACCACTATTACACCATCTGGCACGCAGGCAACTTCCCGCTTTCCATCAGCAATCCGTCAAGCGGACAGGTGCTGAAATTCAACGGAACGAACTGGGTCAACGACACTATTCCCGCAAGCGGTGGTACGGTGACGAGCATTACGCTTATTGCTGGTACTGGCATCTCGCTTGACGTAGACAATACGGCTATCACTACAAGCGGTTCAAGGACTATTAATATCAGTTCGACCTATCAAAGTTACATCAGTCACGGAGAAAGTGCGTATAATAGTTTGAGTAGCTATCTGCCACTTAGCGGTGGAACAATGAGTGGTACGATTAAGTGGCGAAACGCAAGAACTGGAATTTATAACCTCGGAACAACAGATACAACGCCAAGCGGATATATTGTTGATTATCAAGGTGGTAATACTGTTATGGGTTTAATCAGTTGGGATGGTGGAAGCGATGAAGGCGGTATTCTTGTAGGCTCTGATAACTGCACGATATACAACAGCTCAGATAGCGGTAGTGTCTTAAAGGTAATGGATAAGGATGTAAGTGGCGACCTTACAGGAGATTACACTGCTGCCAACTGCTATCTATGGGTAGGCTCTGATGGTACTACAAGAGCAAAGGAGTTGTACGAAGGTACATATCGCGTTATTACTTCTAACACCATTGGTAGTCAGAGTGTAAACTATGCTTCTAGCGCAGGTAGTGTCGATTGGAGCAATGTAAGCGGTCATCCTACAGCAGTTTCTTCTTTCACCAATGATAGCGGATATATCACTTCTAGTGGAAGTTGTGCATATGCTACTAGCGCAGGTACAGCTACTGATAGCACGAAAGTGTTGAAGGCAGGTGACACGATGAGTGGTGCTCTGACGTTCAAGTGGGGCGGAAACACCAGTGACCAGTGGATATACTTTAACAGTGCCGATGATACAGAATCTTATAGACTTGGCATAAGAAAAGGTTACAGCACATACGGTTTCAGCATATACGACGGGGACTATTGGAGAATTTACACAGAAAAAAATGCAAACCGTTCAGATACGAATTGGACTTGCATGAATTCTATTGTAAACGGCAATATCAAACTAAGCGGAGTTATAACTGACGGCAATAATCGTACATACTTAGGCTGCGACGTTGTTAGCTCTCATACCAGATATTGCTCATGGATGGCTCTTCCAGATAATGATGCTGATGATATGTGGCAGGTGCGTCCATTCGGAGGAAACAGGGATAATGCGTACATAACTGTTATGCACGGAGGTAACGTAGGAATTGGAACGGTATCTCCATCCTGTAAACTTGATGTATATGGACAGCTTCGTACTTATAACGTTGTAAACAGTGTAACCAATTCTATTAGACTTACTCCAGCTGGCGACCCTGCAATAGAAATGATTTCAAATGGTGGTCAATGGTTGCATTTTTGTGCTAATGGTTCTTCATTATTTATTTATAATGGAGCATTAAACACGTCTGCAACTGGTGCACATCAGCAAGGAATAACAATAAACACATCAAATAATATAGGTATTGGAAATGATTCTCCATTATATAAATTAGATGTTAGCGGAGGAATACATACTACTAATGATATTTATCTTGAGCAAGGGTTTGGCTTGAAAGCGTTGGGAGCATCTTCATACAGAATGATATATGGATGTGATTCTGCTGACACTTCAACAAGTAGTCATGTCAGAATGACATCGTTTGCAATGATTCCAGATAACGATGCGGACGATTGTTGGCAGGTCAGACCTATTTTCGGTGCTTTTTCGGATGCGTATATTACCGTTAAGCATGGAGGCAATGTAGGTATAGGAACTACATCCCCTTCGTATCCTTTCCATGTTGTAGGAAACGCTTATTTTGCAAATAATATTTCTACATCAGGTACGATTTCAGTTAGCAATGGAACGTCATCACAATTCCTTAAAGCAGACGGCTCTGTAGATTCAACAGACTATGCTATACGTGGTACTGGAAATAATCTTTGTTGGTACACTGACGAATTTTCTTTCCTTCCATCTGGATTTGCTTCTACGATTGTATGGATAAACTACAGAACAGCAGGAAATGTTGCAACAACTGATTTTACTTATATCTTTGCAAACGGAAAAAACGATGGTGGTAGGGCTGCGATTTCTTGTGGCAACATAGGTTGCGGAAACGTCACAAGCTCTGGTTATATATCGTCAACAAATTATATATCCACGTCCAGTTATGTTTCTGCTAATGGTTACACTAATGGTAGTGCCAATATTATGACTGGAACGTATATTGGTAGCGGAACTTATAATATTCTTTCATGGCGTCAGTATTCAGACCATTTTGAGTTTGAGTTCCCGAATACAACGGACTCATATAGCGGAAGTCATATTCCTATATATTTTGGTTGGCGCGGAGGTGTATATCCTTTTGCTATAGCTGCAAACGAAAACGTTGGTATAGGAACAGTTTCCCCGTCAACAAAACTACATGTAGTAGGTCAGACAAAATCATCATCTGGAAATAACAGTATAAGACTTATACCAAACTCAGATTGCGGCATTGAGTTTGTTACAAATGGACAATGGATTCATATTGCTGGAAACGGCTCTACAATGTATATCTACAACGGAGCTTGGGATAGTGGTGGTACAGCAAATTACTACAAAGGAATTTCTATAAACAGTTCTAACTATGTCGGCATAGGAGTAACTAATGCGTCTTATAAACTTGATGTCTCTGGCGATGTAAACGTTTCAGGCAAAATAATTATAGCGCAGTCAGGCGGTATTTATAGTGGGCCATCAGATTCAAATCTTAGAAAAATATATGGCTGTGACAGTTCTGATGGTTATTATGCTCGAATGGCGAGTTATGCAATGATACCTGACAATGATTCAAACGATGCGTGGCAAGTTCGCCCTTGGAGTGGTACTTATACAAACGCTTATGTAACTGTTCTTCACGGTGGCAACGTGGGTATCGGCACAACCTCTCCTGCTTACAAGCTCCACGTAATAGGCGACGTTGGCATGACGGGTGTATTCCAAGGTGCACAGGCTATAAAACTTAACTCTGACTCTACATACCACGGGTCTGTACACGGCGGCTATATTGACTTCCATTACAACGGTGCTTCTTCGTATACCACGCGCTTGATAGAGGGTTCGTCTGGTGTGTTGTCGATACTTGGCAGCGGATTGGTTGTCGGCAGTTCAAACGGCAGCTACGTTCAGATAGGAAACATTCGTATCGTCTACGACAGCACAAACAACGCCTTAAAGATTGTTCAGAGCGACGGAAGCACATCAGCAAACCTCTATGCTACTGGCGGTGTCTCTGCTCTCGGCTACGGTTCGAGCGGAGGCAGTGGTATTACTGTCGGTGACGTTACGTGGAGTGCTTTGTCGAGTGGCAGTGATACTCGCCAGATAGCTTCTTCGCATCTGACTACCGTACTTAACAACTACGTGCGCAATGACGGTGGTTTTGCAAAAGTAACAGACGGCTTGTATATAAACAGCTCAGATGGAGCGCAGTACGTTTACAACGACAGTGGCGACCTGACTCTTGCAAGTGACGGCGGCGATGTCGTAGTAGACAACAATCTTATTGTCAGCGGTCTGCTAACCGTATCTGATGGCGGTTATGATAGAATATCAATGTCTCACGGTACTGGACAGCAGTCTGGGGTGTATTCTATGAATTTGAATTTCTACGAAATCCGCAGTAACGGATATATGTACGCAATAGCGTTCAACAGCACCTCGGACAGCCGCTTGAAGGACATCTACGACTACGACGCAGCAATAGACCTGTGGGACGTTGCCTACGCTCCTGCTGTCCATTACAAGTGGAAGGACAATGGCAGAGGCACAGATATGCACGTAGGTTCTCTTGCTCAATACTGGAGAACGATATGCCCAGAGGCAGTGACACAGTCCTCTGACGGCTACCTCTCTATGCAATACGACGTTCTTGCTCTGTTGTCTGCTATCAGCATAGCGAAGAAGACGATAGACCACGAGCGCAGGATTAGTGAGCTGGAGCGCGAGAATGCTCTGTTAAGATATGAGATTGAACAATTAAAAGCAGCGTAAAGGATATGGCAAACAATGGTGTAAAAATATGGGCTCCAGTAAATGAATACGACATACAGTACGTATTCTCGGAAGACCTTGGTGGCGACTGGGCACGTATGTGTACCTACGAAGGAATAAATATGTGGGCGCGTTACAAGCCTATCAGAAATGATAGCGTATTCCCTATCTCCCACAATACAAGGAAGGCGAACTTCTTTGGATTGCAAGTTCCTTTTTGCAACACAGTAGGAGCTTATGGATGGGTAGCAGACGTAATGAATGGTCTTGTATATGGTCTTGTATATACAGACGACCACGAAGATGACGGGTGGAAATGTCTTTTACCACAAGGAGACCGCACTGCACAAGGTGAAGGTAAGCAGTATTACCGCATTACCGACTTTGTAAGGCCACTGAATGACACCACAGACCCGTATTACAACACAGAGTATGCAAAAGGTTATAATCACAACGCAAAAATACCGTTCCAAGCATTTATCAATTCCGCAGGTGTTACGGAACGGTACGATAGCGTCGGGTTGTATTATGAGGTAAATGTTGCCGTATCACAGACGCTTGTTGTCACATTCTTCAACAGCGTCGGAGACGACTTGCACCTACAAGACTTTATCAATATTGCAGACTATGGAAACAACATAGCATGGCGACCTGTGTTGCAAGTTTTCAACGACTACGTTCCAGCTGGAGGTGCACAATGGTACAGACGCTCACAGCCAGACTACGAAGTAGCTGGAGATGCCATTACTAACGTGCAAGGTGCGACATGGTCTGTTGCAATTAACCTAAACGATGCAAACTTTAATCAGTTCTACAACCCTCAGACGGGTCAGTACAGTACTGACGCTTTCCATCTCTGTATCGGTGTCGGGTGTGTAAATCCAAGTTTTTCCTCTTGGAAAGACGGAGGAAATGCTTTATTTTTGCCGCCATACACAAAGCAGCAGTATGATGATTTAGAGTTGCCGTTCTATTACAGATTCAGACTTGTTATGAACGTAGCAAGGTTGGTGTTCGTGGAGCAGATTCAGTTCAGACAGTTTGGTACAAGCTGGGTTACAGTTACAAGTTCCAACCAGTCGTTTACTGTCAACACGAGTATTAGCAGTTCTATCATTAGAATGCAATTTACGATAACCAGACTACAAGGACAGTCGTTAGAGTTTGTCGGTGAGTTTGGAAGAGTTCAAAATCAATCAAACGACCCGCTGAAAATCAAAGCAGAGGAAATGGTAACTGGCGAACCGAGTGCAACGACAAAATTCCTTGTTCCCCAGACAAGCGGATGGCAAAACCCAGTGGACAACCCCGTAGTACGTACTGGACAGACAACAGATACAACCACGCTGTATGCAAACCTCGACATCGGTAGTATTCCTACTGGTGGTATTGCAACATTCCATCTGTTAGCATATACTGGTGCTACGATAAATGGACAGGAGAAGTACGACAACATTGGTTCATTCAGTATAAACATGCAACAATACACTTAAAATTATACAATTATGACAAAGAATCTATTCTATTTCGTAATGCTTGCACTCTACGTGCTCGGAACGATTAACGGCATCGGATATTCCCTGTACATCGGGGAGTGGATGACCGCTATCGGTGTCGCTGTGCTTGCCGTCATGGCATTCCCTACGGCAAAGAACTACTTCAACTATCTTTTCATCAAAGATTAGCATTATTTATTTTTCCTAATATTAACCCTTTAAAATTTTAAAGTTATGACAGGTACATTTAACATTACAAAGCAGACCAACAACGTTCAGTACACTTACTCGAACAATGAGGTCATCGTACAGGGAAACTACGTAAAGGACGGTCAGACCAATGCCTTGCAGAACATCAACGGCTCCTGCTATCGCAAGAACCAAGACGACACGCAGGGCGAGTTCTTCGGGAACTTCAACGGCGTGGTGCGCTCTGGCAACGACATTCGCTACTCCATGTCTGAGATGTCGCGTCGCGATGCCAACAAGGTATGGGATGCCATCGACGACATCGAGGAGGCTGTCCTTGGTGAAAACGCAGAGTAATCTCTGTGGTCTTAGCTGACGAGAAAGGAGCTGGGTGTCACAGCCCTCTCCTTTCCAACAGCGAGGGCAGTCAATCCTTACAATTCCTACAATCGCAATTTGCAATTTCTACAATTAATACAATTCAATTTTACAAACAATTTTAAAACATTTACAATTATGAACAAAAAAGTTAAGACCAGCGAGATTCTGAAAGTGTACAACGTTATCGGTTCTGCCAAGTACGGCAAGATGTCTGACGATGACAAGGTGAAGGTGTGGAAGATTGCACGCAAGCTGAAGCCTGTCGCTACCAAGTTCGACGAGGATGCAAAGGACGCTGCGGAGAAAATGAAGCCTGCCGAGGATTTCGACGAGAAGCTCCAGAAGGCACAGGAGTACGAGCGTCTGCGTCAGAAGGGCGAGCCGACCATCGACATTATGACCACGCCAGAGTACGAGAAGTTCCTGAGCACATTCAAGGACTATCAGAAGCTCGTAGACAAGGCTGTGCAGGAGTTTGCCGACAAGGAAGTCAAGGTGGACTTCGACCCCATCAACGAGGAGGCTTTCGGTAAGCTGATGGCTTCGAACGACTGGACGATGGAGCAGGTCGCTACACTTGGAGACTTTATCTGCGAGTAAGATACGGTAACAATAACGGGAGTAGGGTGTCACTACCTTCTCCCACTTAAAAGAAAGAGGAGAGCAAGACTATGACAGGACATATCAAGGACGTGCTGATTGGCGTTTTTTTGGCTATAGTAGCCTATTTGAAGCCTATAGAGGGCGAGTTGTGGACATTGTTCCTTATCTTCTTCTGCAACTTCCTGTTCGGGTATCTGAGCGGAATGATTGCCAACAATGAGGAGTGGGACAACAAGAAGGCGTTGCGGTGCGTGGGCGAGGCGACGGTGTTCTTCGTACTGTGTATGGCGGTGTATGCCATCGGCAGACTGAAGGGACAGCCGCAGGGAGCCGTACAGTGTGTCAGCTTCATTACCTACGTGATTATCTACTTCTACGGCCTGAACATTCTCAGGAACTGCAAGAAGATATTCAAGGAAGGCAGTGCGCCCTGGCATGTTATTGCTTTCCTGTACTACGTTCTCAGATTCAAGTTCATCGAGAAGATTCCTTACCTTGAGAATTATCTGAACTTGAAGAAGGAGGAAGAGAATCATAACACAATACTTGACAAAGACGACAATTAGGCTTATGGTTATCACGGAATCGCAAATCAGACGCATCATGCCGAAGGCTAAGAACGAGAACATCAGGGCCTTTGTGGATGCTTTCAACAAGTATTCGGAGTTGTTTGAGCTGAACACGAAGATGCGCGTTGCCCACTTCTTAGGACAAATTGCCCACGAAAGTGCAGAGCTTAATGCCGTCGAGGAGAATCTGAACTATTCAGCCGATGCACTTCGCAGGGTGTTTCCGAAATACTTTCATACCCCTGCCCTTGCTGCTGCCTATGCCCGCAAGCCACAGCAGATAGCCAATAAGGTATATGCAAACCGAATGGGTAACGGCAACGAAGCATCTGGTGACGGATGGAGATATAGAGGGCGTGGCCTTATACAGCTCACGGGTAAAAATAACTACAAGGCTTACCAGACCAGCGGATTCTGTAACGGTGATTTGCTTAGTCACCCTGAGTGGCTTGCTCAGTATCCTGGAGCATTGAAATCTGCCATGTGGTTCTGGAAAGCAAACAATCTTTCCTCTTTTGCTGACAAAGATGATGGCAGCAAGATTACCGGCGATAAGATTTGTGAACAGATTACACGACGTGTAAACGGTGGAACGAACGGACTTGCTTCGCGCCAATATTACACACGTGTCGCCAAGAAGGTGTTAGGTGTATAAACTAAAAATGGATTATATGAAAAAGTGCTTGTTTATTATGATTGCGGTCCTGTCGGTTTTAATGCTGGCAGGATGCCGCAGCGTAAAGTCCACTGAATCCGGTTTGGAGATTCATCGTATGCAGCTGATGACTCAGCGCATGGACTCTATGATTCATGCCACATCGGTATGGCAGCAGAACCTTTACGAGAAACAGACGGCTTTGGTGGATTCTTTCAAGAAGAGTGAGGTACGTGACACGAGTCACACCATCTTTCTCGGAGCGAAGGGAGATACCGTCAAGGAAGTCATCGTTATCAAGGAACGAATCGAAAGCGAACATTCATCACAGGAGAGTACGCAGGAGCTCAAGGAAGAGTTCTTCCGTCAGACAGACTCGCTGCTATCCGTTAATAAGACTATGGAAGCGAAGATGGATTCCCTTTTACGTGAACATGATAAAGAGACCGTTGTCGAGAAAAAGCCCGGACTTATGGAAAGGCTGAAATGGATTGGAATTGGCGTACTGTTGTCGTTAATCGGCGCATTCGCAGCCATAACGGCATATATGAAAAAGGAATAATTCGATTTTCTTCACATTTTTTTAACCCGTGAGGGTGTTTTGGTTTATTAGTAAAAATGATATTTCTTAAAATCTCTCAGTATTTGCGGAGGCAAAGAAACTAAACACACTTTGTGTCGTTTTGCATTGGTAATATTTGATAGTAGATTTTTTCTAAGGAAGTAGCCCATCCGCGAGGACAGGCTACTTTCGTTTTGTGACCAGTGCGAAGATGACGTGCTGTCTGTCTTTGCGCTGCGCTGCCGTACACATAAATCCGTGAGTACAGCAGGATATGTTAGGCAGTCCCATTTTCAGACGGGACCACTTACTAAAAAAACAACCTCCACATTTGGGCTGGTTGCCTTTCTGACCTTTTACGATGAGCGTATACCCATCGTAGCTGATAAGCTCACCAAGAGCAAGATATCTGTAATGTTTCATAATATTACTGATTTACTTTTATAACGGGTATTCTTCAAAAAAATACGCTGGCGGATATGTCATTTTTCCGTTTAGGCTTGCACGCAGGATATGTAACAGACATCTTCCGTCCATCGCAATGTCGTAGTAGCTGTGTGAGCCTCGTGTTGACGTGCCTCTGTACTCGACATCCTTTACGTTTAACTCAAAAGGAATGTCAACTGCAATAAACCCTACCTTTACGCAGATGACGACACCTTTTCTTCTGAAACATTGTATTTTCATAGTCAGTCCTCCTTACTTTGTTTTCCACACCCAGAGGCCAAAAGCCAACAGGGCCACGATGATTAATACTGTTGTCATAGTTATTTCTTTTTTCTTTCTTTAAAATCTTTAAATCGTTTCAAT